ATAGGATATTTTTTATCTGGTGGTAAAAATTATGATGGAACTGCCGACATATCTGCTGCTGGTGCTCTAACAGCAACTTTAGGTGATTTAACCAATGGTTATGGTTTATTTGAAAATGTTGAAGAGTTTGATATTGATTTCCTACTTATGGGTTCTGGATCATACGCAACCGCTACAGCACAGGCACTTGCAAATAAATTGATTGCAGTTGCTGAACTTAGAAAGGATGCAGTGGCATTCATATCACCTAATAAATCAACATTTATATCAGGTGCAGGAACTGATTCTGCAACAGTAGCATCTGCTGCGGACATCACAAATAATGTATTAGAGTTCTATGCTCCAATCACATCATCAACTTATGCAGTTCTTGATAGTGGATATAAGTACATGTTTGATAGGTTTGGAAATACTTTCAGGTATATTCCACTCAATGGTGATATTGCAGGAACTTGTGCAAGAAATGACATCAATAACTTCCCATGGTTCTCACCAGCAGGGACAGCAAGAGGTGCTATTTTAAACGCAGTTAAACTTGGATACAATCCAAATCAAGTACAAAGGGATAAACTCTATACAAATAGAATTAATCCAGTGATCTTCTCACCAGGAGCAGGAATCGTTCTATTTGGTGATAAGACTGCATTTGGAAAATCATCAGCATTTGATCGTATTAACGTTCGCAGATTATTCATTTTCATTGAAAATGCAATTGAAGCTGCAGCAAAAGATCAATTGTTTGAATTCAACGATGAGATCACAAGGACTAACTTTGTGAACATTGTTGAACCTTTCTTACGTGATGTTCAAGCAAAGAGAGGTATTACAGATTTCAGAGTTGTTTGTGATGAGACAAATAACACTGCTGCTGTTATAGATAATAATGAATTTATAGCAGACATCTTTATTAAACCTGCAAGGTCAATTAACTTCATTGGTCTTACATTTGTCGCCACTAGAACTGGCATCTCATTTGAAGAAGTAATCGGTACAGTTTAACTAAAGGTATAAAAAACTATGGCAACCCAATTTAATAAACCACCATTAAGGACTATCACTGGGTTTAAAAGCAAATTAGCTGGTGGTGGAACTAGACCGAATCTGTTTGAGGTGGAAATCGCTTTTCCTAATGAAACTCAAATAGATAATGACACAAAGGAAAAATCAAGATTCTTAATCAAGGCAGCTGCCTTACCTGCTTCAAACATCACACCAATTGATGTTAACTTTAGAGGTAGGATTTTAAAAATCGCAGGTGATAGAACATTCGACACTTGGACAGTTACAGTTCTAAATGACGTTGACTTCTCAATTCGTTCTGCTTTTGAAAAATGGATGAATCTTATTAACAAGATGGAAGATAATACAGGAGAACAAGACCCTGCAATTTATCAACCAGATGCATATGTTCATCAATTAGACCGTGATGGTTCAACACTTAGAACTTACAAGTTCCATGATGTGTTCCCAACTCAGGTAAGTCAGATAGATCTTTCATACGAAACTACTGATGCTATTGAAGAATTTACAGTTGAATTCCAAGTTCAGTGGTGGGAAGCACTCAGAGGTGTAGGTGCTAACGCTGGCGGTGAAGATATTAACTAAATTGCATAAATAGTGCTATAATAAAGAAAAGAAAAAATTATACTATGCCTAAACTGTTTGGTTTCTCTATTGATGATTCGGATGGCAAACCCGATTCAGTGGTCTCACCCGTTCCTCAATCCAATGAGGACGGGGTTGATTATTATATTCAATCTGGATTTTATGGTCAGTATGTAGATATTGAAGGTGTATTCAGAACTGAATATGATTTGATCCGCAGATATAGAGAAATGGCACTTCATCCAGAATGTGATGGTGCAATCGAAGACGTTGTAAACGAAGCAATTGTAAGTGATTTGTATGATTCTCCTGTTGAAATTGAATTATCAAACGTAAATGCAAGTGATAAAGTAAAAGATACAATAAGAAAAGAATTTAGAAGCATCAAAGAAATGATGGACTTTGATAAAAAGTCCCATGAAATTTTTAGAAATTGGTATGTTGATGGTAGATTATATTACATGAAAGTAATTGATACTAAAAAACCTGAGGATGGTATACAAGAGATTAGATATATTGATCCAATGAAGATGAAGTTTGTTCGTCAGGAGAAAAAGAAGAACAAAAATTTAGGTGGTGTTGATCTTACAAATGCATTCAAAGGAACTGAAAAAGATTTATATCCAGAGATAGAAGAATATTACGTTTATACTCCAAAACCAAATTATCCAGTTGGTTCAATGGGTGGAACAGCCAATACAAAAACATCAATTAAAATTGCGAAAGATTCAATCACATATGTGACATCTGGTTTGTTTGATCGTAATAAAGGAACTTGTTTATCATATTTACATAAAGCAATCAAGGCACTTAATCAACTTAGAATGATTGAGGGTAATCTTCCGAAGATAAAAGCAGAACAATATCTTCGTGATGTTATGATGAGATATCGTAACAAATTAGTTTATGATGCTAACACTGGTGAAGTTCGTGATGACAGAAAATTCATGTCAATGATGGAAGATTTCTGGTTACCAAGAAGAGAAGGTGGTAGAGGAACTGAGATTACAACATTACCTGGTGGACAGAATCTTGGAGAACTTTCTGATATTGAATATTTCCAGAAAAAATTATATCGTGCTCTAAGTGTTCCTGAATCAAGAATCGCAGCAGATGGTGGATTTAATTTAGGTCGTTCATCTGAGATATTAAGAGATGAACTTAAGTTTGCAAAATTTGTAGGTCGTTTAAGAAAACGTTTTGCAAATATGTTCAACGATATGTTGCGTACACAATTAATTTTAAAGAACGTAATTACACCTGAAGATTGGAAAACTTTAAGTGATCACATTCAATATGATTTTGTATATGATAATCAATTTGCTGAACTTAAAGAATCTGAATTGACAAATGAAAGATTAGGGACTCTTGCTACAATTGAACCATACATTGGTAAGTATTATTCAAACGAATATGTTCGTAAGAAAATTCTTAGACAGAGTGATCAAGAGATTATTGATATTGACGAACAGATTCAAAAAGAAATTAAAGATGGTATTATTCCAGATCCAAATGCTGTAGATCCTATTACTGGAGAACCACTCGAAAGTGGTGGAGATTTAGGTGATGTTCCACAAGATCCAGACGCAGAACAGGATGCTGCAATTACTGATGCACAGTTAAGTAAAGATACCAAATCGGCTGAGATATAAATAAAATATAACATTATATAAATTTTTATGCCCGATATTATCGATTTGATTGCTCAAGATTCCAAAGCTTCTGAAATTAGTTCAGAAATAAAGGATAGTCTGTATGCGAAAGCTGCTGAAAAAATAGAAGCACTACGTGGTGGTGTGAGCAACGCTATGTTTGATGAACCACAAGTTGAAGACGAAGTGGAAGATGAAGTCGAAACTGAAACTGAAACTGAAAACGAATTAGAAACAGAAACAGAAACCCCTGAGGAGGAAGAATGAGAACTTTATTAACTGGCACTGGATCTGAGGTTTCACTCAATTCAGCATCCACTGTTGATAATGCAACTGTTGTTAGAGTTGTTAATCTCTCTGGTGCTGATGCAACTGTCAGTGTTGCAAAAAGCACAACATCTGGTTATGCGAGCACTGCGACTGTAACTTTACCAGATAATACGATTGAAATTTTTGAAAAAGGTGCACAGGATGTTATTTCAGCATCTGCTGCAACAGTAAAAGGATTTAAAGTAGGATTTACAGGATAGTAACATGAAACTTATTACGGAAGAAATAGCAAGCGTTAAATTTATCACCGAAGGAAAAGGTGCTAAAAAGAAAATGTATATTGAAGGTGTCTTCTTACAAGGAGATATCAAAAATCGTAATGGGAGAATGTATCCAGTCCAAACTCTTGCAAAAGAAGTTGGTAGATATAATGAGTCGTTCGTAAAAAAAGGACGTGCTCTTGGTGAACTAGGACATCCAGAAGGTCCTACTGTAAATTTAGATCGTGTTTCTCATAAGATTGTTTCTCTTACACAAGAGGGAAATAATTTTAAAGGTAAAGCACAACTTTTAGATACACCAATGGGTAAGATTGCAAAATCTTTAATTGGTGAAGGTGTAACTCTTGGAGTGTCATCTCGTGGAGTT